ATTATCAGTTCTAGGTGAACCTTCGTTCATTTTTTCAGTATGTTGAAATGATACTCTCTTATATCTATTTGCCCAGACGTCTGGCATCCAATAAGTTACTTGCCAATCAATAGTAGGATTTAACTCCAGATGCTTTTCCGCAGAGTGATTGAAGATGCCAATCTGAATATATCCATCATGAGTGACGCATTCATTGTCACCAGTATTAACTACAAATAGTTGTTTCAAAAAAGCACCTCATCGGGGTTGAGATTTTTTACAAATTGCACAGGATCCTTTTCGGACTTGTGAACCCAATGATAGCGCATACATTCAAACATGGGATTCCATGTCGTGACACACACATAATCCGGTTTTTTATTTTTCATAATTTTTGATTAATCGTTCAACTTGTTTCTTGTCAGATCCACAAGGAGCGTTTTTTAAACATATAATAATCAATTCATTATCACTGATAGAAGGTTTAATTGTAAATCCCCACTTATCAACTTCACCTTCAGTAGGTGCTTCAACGTAATCAAATTCACTTGGCATTAATCTCTTTGCCTCCAATCATCAGGTTTGTCAGTGTGGAACCAATCCTTAATATCGTCAGCATCAGTGAATCCCTTCTTATGGTTGGATGGATCGGGATCCCCTAAACCCATCCTATTCAGAAAATCGTCTGTGCTACCTTCTTCGATATTTTGTGATGCTTGGCGTCTCGCCATTTTTAACATCTCATTAGCAGATGTATTTGCCTTAGCAAGTTTCTGTGCCCAGATCATATCATCTAATTTTACATCTTCATTATTTGCGATACATTTACAGATAAACTCTAATTTTAATCTATACTGAGTAGATAGCATACTCCTCTCACTAACGTTGATATTTAGATACAAAAAAAGAGGGGCATTAACTGGATTTTGCCAGTTACCCCTCCGTCTGCGACGACGATATTCAGTTTTATTTAGTATTTATTTTTTAGGGGTAAGTGCAAATGCTCCACTCATTACTGCGCCAAAAATGACAAAGGTTGCTAAGATTTCCATATACTAAGAAACAAATGTAGTAATGGGAACTCCAATAAAAATAGTCATTAGAGTTCCAGCTGCTAAGGCAGTGGTAGTGAAGTTCATTGATGCCTCCTAATCGATTACATAATTATATAGAGTATAGTGTATCATAGTGATACACTTCTGTATCAACCGCAGCAAAAATCAGTTAGGGTATCAAAACCAGACTTTCTTTTGATGATGTTCAGGTACAATTCTTCCCAGAACAATACTTAACAACCCATCCTCAAATTCAACTGATCTAACTTCCGTGTCCTCTGCCAATGTCCAAGATCTGGTGAAAGATCGTTGAGCCATTCCTCTGTGGACATAAGTGGTTTCTGATTCGGTATCCTCTTTCTGTCCTTCGACAAAGAGTTTTCCGTCTTGTGTGTAGACATTTACTTCTTTCTTTTTAAATCCTGCAAGTGCAAGTTCTAGTCTTGATTCTACTGCGCTGACCGTGACTAGATTAAATGGTGGATAATTCTTCGTTGTTTCGTGGAGATTAAACAACCTATCGAAGTATTCATCCATTCCAATGCTATTCCTATTTATGCGTTCCATCAACGCAGGCAGGTCCGCAGCAGTATACCGTGCAAGGTTTCCCATGATTCTTAGCTCCTTTAAAAGCGAGTTTGTGTTTTGTGATCCCCGAAGGCAATCACATATATTTATAACAAAGCATAAAAAACGGGGTAGTGAACCCCGTAGATTTTTTATTCGGTTTCTTCTGTCCTTTTCTTCTTCGACCCAATATTGTATTTGGTCTCAAGAATCCAGTCTTGCTTATCTTTATAAGAAAGAACCTTAATCTGATTCAGTGGAGCAATATCTTGTATTTTATCAGCACTAACGATGCTAATAAGACCCCAATCAGCAAGTAATTGAGCAATACGATTACGTCGTTGGACATCATTAACTGTAATATTAGCGTGTTTACCATCTAGTGCAAAGAGTTCTTTAAAATGCACAAGATAATAACGACCTTGTTTATGAAGAATATGACAAGATTGATAAATCTTTTTTTCTTTTCTTGATGCAACACCAATTCTTGTCAGTGTTTCTCTTACTTTGAGAAAGTCATCAGGTTCTCCAAGAACCACTTCAACCATCTGCTCCGGCGACCATTTCACAATAGGCTCTTGAACCACACTCATCTTGTTCCTCCAGTATCAAATTTTGATTTAATAAAATTAAGTTGTTCTGTTGTTAGGATCTTCAAAGCATGTTGTGCCTTTTCATTATTATAATCATAATAACGTTTGACATAATCAAGATCTTTGATTTTATCTTTTCGGAGCCAGGGAGAAAACCTCTTCTTTTTCCTCAGACTATTTAGCATAAAATCATACTGCATCTTCTTTGGGAGGAAATGATACTTGTTCATCTCGTTTGCAAACATAATTGCATCAAGATGTCCGGAGAAACAACGGTTGACAATATAAGGAGGATATTCTTTTTCAACTAAGGGGTCTTCATCAATCAAATGCTTCTTTGTTTGATTAATGGAATTGAGCCAATCTTTTAATTCGGTCATGATAAAATCATACTATAAGGGTCTATTTCTGCGCCTAACTCGTCAGTATCTCTAATAAGATTAGCATACTTCTCATCAGACTCGGCAAGTCCCTGCTCACCTTTTGTTGTATAATGAAGAACGACAGGATTAAAAAATTCTTCGTGCTTTTGTTCCTTGAATCCCATAGTCACATCTTGAGTGGCAAACATGTCACCAACCAATTCAAGGCGACTAAAGATAATCCATACAGCATACTGATCAACAATTCGTGGATTTGGAATTGGCATCAACTCTTCACTAAATTTAAAGAGTTGCATCAGTTTAGTGAGTTCATCAAGACGGTCAATGATTTGATCGTGAAAATTATTATTCATCAATATCACACCTAGGCAATACTTATAAACCTCACGCTTTCCCCCTAGATCATAGATGGCAGCATCTACCTTATCTAAGGACTCTCTGATGCCCCTACCGCCACCTGTATTGGGGTCATGTCGGAATCCAAACTCTTCTCTACCATACACATCACGATGACAATAGGTGTCAAAAAGATACTGAGGGTCATCATAAAAAATAGTATCAGAATCAAGATAAAGAATATTACAGGATCTACCTTCAAAATATTTAAGATTATACCATCTGTGAATTGACCAGGCACTCAACATATCATGGTCAAATCCATCCACAAAAGATCTAAAATTTACATCATAGTTTGAGCAAAAATCTGGTGAGATAAAATTATGATCATCACAGAACAAATAAACACATATCTCATTGTTAAATTCTCTCAACGATTTAATGCTATGTTCTAAACGTTTTAATTCATGATTATTAATATGCTCATGAATACTCATTTTGTATGAGTAATAAACAATATTTTGGTAGTCTTTGTTTTTTCTTTGGCGAAGATTATCTAATTTTTCCCGCATCGATTTACTCATACCAACCCCTCTTTCTTCAACTTGGAGAAATTATAACACTCTTCAAATACAGGTTTTATTTTTGACTTCTTATCATAGTTCATAAGAAGAAGTTCTTTTCTATCTTTTTGCTCACGCATATACTCACCCACAGACCTCATCGTATAGGTAAGATCAAACTCTCCCACTTCCCATCCTTGAAAACGATCTTTGACTAATTGAGATGAATTATAAGATATGAGTTGAGGTCCAATAAATCTATCACAATCAGTGGCAAAATCATCGTGATTGAATTTGTTATGCATACTTCCCTTTTTCCCATAAAGATTACTTTTAATATCGTATGGAGGATCAAGATAAGTAAAGCACTCCTTATCATCAGTGAGGAGTTGTTCATAACTAAGATTAGTAATTTTCCAATCTTTAATTATTTTCGTATATCCTTGTAGTTTTTCTATGCCTCGCATTGAGAAGTTTGAATCAGATGCTTGGGCACTAAAGGATGAGGACTCAGTGAGACCAGAAAAAGAGCACTTGTTAACAACGTAAAAAGCACAAGCACGAAATAAATTGGTTTGATCATAATCATTTACAACAGTTTTTGCCTCAAGAAATAGACCTTTGGCAGATCCACGATCTGGATATCTAGACTTTAATTCTTGAAGTCTCTTATAAAGTTTATATCCATCATCCTGTAGAACTCTCCAAAAATTATAGAGTGGTTCATATAAATCATTTACCCAGATATCTAAGTGTGGATATTTTTTTGTAATGTGAATGGCAACACTACCACCACCAAGAAATGGTTCATGGTAATTATTATACTCCCTTAGATCGGGAATAAACTCATCCATTTTAACACAGGCACGGGATTTACCCCCTGGATACCTGAGGGGAGTCTTGAGAGATTTCATAATCAGGTTTGTTATATTTCAAATATTCCCAGAAGGTTAGTTTCATTTCCTTCTCGGTCATACCACAATGCTTTGCGGCATTAGGTAAATTCATTGTAGCACGAAATAAACTATCGTTTGATTCTGCCACATTTTGGGGAGTAGTTTTTACCTTTGGTTCAACTAAATTACTTTTGTCAGTTTTTAAAAAACTCATAGGTAGTTCGGTTCATCCGCACGAAGAAGAACGCCATCAACATTATTCAATAGTTCTCGCATATCATCATGTAATACACGATATCCAGTTCCAACATATAGTTGTCCGAATAAAACTGATAGTGTAGCAGTTCCCCAAAAGATATAGTAGAACTTAGACTTAACTTGACACCTTTTCTTTTGTTTCATAATTATACAATTAGTTTTTTAGAATCTGGAGTAATCAATTTACTACCAAACATTTCATTGTACTTCTTACAGACATCCTCTTGGACTTCTGCAACATATACAAGATGAGTTTTAGAGATCGTAATCTCTGGGTTTTCTTTACTAATCACAGTTGCCCATGGAGCAAATCCAACACCATTATTTGTTGGAAGAACTGCAAGACCATTTTGGACTGTAATAGTTTCTTCTGTTTCAGATAGAAGTTCTGCAATAACTTCTTCTCCGGTCACAATTCGTAGCAGTTTTACATCAATCATTTTAATCTACCTCAACTAAACTCACATTCAACCATAATTTCGGTTAAACAAGCAAGCATATTTATCTCCTGATCCGCGACGAATGCCGACTGATACTGATACTTAGCAAGCACGAGCACAGCAGCAGGAACGCTATTGTTTTCAAGGGAAACATAAAGAGCATCGTAAATACGACGCAAAAGTACAGTAGTATCATTATCCATGTTAGATACCACCCACTTCCGAACTTCCGGGAAGTTCTTCTCTTTGAGATTTTTGAGGAGATCATTTACGGCAACATCAGAAAAAGTAGCAAGGATACCAGCATCAATCTTTCCACTTACAGAATAACGCTGGCACTCATTCAAGACACGACGCCAATCAGGGAAGTGCTTGTTGATTAATTCTACCAGGACCTTGTTATCATATTCAACACCTTCTGCACCCAAGATTTCTTGGATTCTTTTGAAGAACTGAGCAGCAATTGTTTGTCTATCTTTTCCTTTGATTCCAAATTCAACGACGGCACATCTTGAGTGGAGTGGTTCGACAATTCGGTTTTTAAAGTTACATGTAAAGATGAACCTGCAATTACTACTAAACTCCTCAATAAACGCCCGTAAGAGGAGTTGTACGTCGTTCGTTGTGTTATCTGCCTCATCAATGATGATGACTTTGTGTTTTGCAGTTGCTTGAAGTGATACGGTCGAAGCAAAGTTTTTCGCATTGTTTCTGACAGTATCAAGGAAGCGTCCCTCATCCGATCCATTGATGACATAATAGTCTACTCCCAGTTGATTACACAGTGCCTTTGCTACCGTTGTTTTGCCGCACCCCGCAGGACCTGCGAGAAGCATGTTAGGTATCTCACCTTTATCTAGGAACTTTTGAAATGTTTCTTTGGTATTCTCAGGAAGAATACATTCTTCAATTGTTTTGGGTCGGTATTTTTCAACCCAAAGGAATTCATTACGCATAATCAAAAAAGTAATTTACTAAAACTAATCGCTAGAAGGAATCCTAGCATAATAACAACATCCCAAGATTTTGTCCTTATAAAGTAAGGAACTGAAATCATATCAGCAACAAAGTGCAAAAAAACTCCGAGAGTTATATTAATGTGAAGAACAACAAAGTATGCAGTAATCACTAGGATACTACCAGTTATTCTCATTGGGACATCAACTTTAGTCATTTCAAAGGTCGAGTAAAAATTTCGGATACAATGTCTGTTGCACCCATTGCTTCATACATGTATGTGGCACCAGATCGTGGATTTGTATGCTCACCACAGGTAAACACATCACATACTGCCATACCATTCTCCGGCCATGTATGAATACTAATGTGAGACTCGGCAAGAAGTGCTATGGCAGTTACTCCATGAGGATCAAACTTATGAGATGAAATATTCAGCAATGTGCTTTCGGCAAGATTTGATGCATTTGCCAACACATTGCGAATGTGTGCTTCATCATCTAGTAATCCATATGGACATCCCTTAAGGGTGAAGAGAATGTGTATCATTTATATCCAATCCGGTTTTCTGGATGGGATGCGAAGATAATTATCTTTTACCCATGGTTTAGATGCAATATACATCTTGTAAGCAGTGAAAATATCAATGCTAGTATCATACTTGAATTCATCAGGTCCCGCAAATACAAAGGGTGTTGTATCCTTTCCACTGCGACCTTGCG